CACTTGATCCGGTCGTTCTTCTCGGCCGCAATGGTCAGGGTGACCGCCAGGTCGGGCGCGACGATCCCGGCCTCGATGGCCGTGAAGTTCTCGTAGTCGCCCGCGACGCTCATCCAGATCGTCTGGCCCCGCGCGAAGCACAGCCGCTGCCGGAACAGCGCCACCGCGTTGGGATACCCGTCGTCGTCGTTCCACGCCCCGCGCGCCCACCGCAGCGTGCCGGTTATCGTGACCATCACCGGCATCGTGCGGATCACGAACCCCTTGACCCGGTGTTCGTTGACTATTTCAGAAATCCACATTTCCCCGATGTTGTCGTCGTTGTAGCGCCACTGGACGCCACCGACGGAGCCATCGAAGCGCGTCCCGATGGAGTGGATCGGCCGCGAGTTGCCGGTGGTCCCGGCGTTCACCGATTCGTAGTTCCGCCCGTTGGACGACACCCATTGAGCAGCCGCCTTGGTCTTCCCAACCTCCCACGGCACGATGTTGTCCACCAGCGGGGTGTGGAGCTGCAGCATCTCCCCGACCTTGATCTTGCCGGGGCCGGTCCCGAACGGGCCACTTCCGGCGGGCAGGGGCGTGCCATCCTCCTGCGTCGCGTCAATCTCGATCGGGTTGAGCGGGTCGCTGGTCATCGAGCTGGCCGTCAGCTTGATCGTGGTGTTGAGCGGGTCGATGTCCTTGAACGGGCCGGGCGCGTGGGTGTTGTCGCCCATCAGCCCTTCCTCGAAGGTGTACTCCGCGATCCGTCTGATCCGGCGCGGCAGGATGGTCCCGGTGACCAGCCACATGACGTCGTTCGACTGGGCGGTCTGGCAAGCCTCGCCCGTGCTGATCGGCGGGTTCAGCTCGGCCGGAAGCCCGCTTATCGCCGGCCACCACACGCCGCCAGCGTTCATGACCTGAAGCCGCGTCCCGGCGTGCCAGAAGCGGATGTACCCGTTGCCGACCTCGAGGATGAACTCGGAGTTGTTGTTGGCCGAGAACGGGATCAGACGTTGCGGTAGATCACTGCTCTTGGCCTTGCCGACGAACTCGGTGCCAGGGCGCTTGATCGACGGGCCTTGCACCCGCGCGATCATGTTGAACATGGTGTCGCAGCCCGCGAAATACTTCTTCAGTGCTGCTTCATCGACCCGGCCACGAAGGTACGGCGACAGCTCCCCCCCGTTGAAGCTGGTCAATGGGATGTCGGAGCGGGCCATTTAGAGCCTCGAAAATATCCAGCTATCGTCAGGTAGCGGCTCCGGTGGGCGCTCGATCGCGTTGACCTGTACCGCCCGGCGGATGGCGATCACGAACAGCGCGTCAAACTGCTGCCCGTCTTGGATGTCCCACACATACCGGATGTCGAGCGGCGGGCCGATGCTGGTCAGGATTTGCCGCCCCTCGATCGCCCACGCCGCTTCCGACTTGCCACGGTAGTTGGTGAACGCCATCCCGACGAAGATGTCACCGATGTCGGTAATCCGCAGCGCGTCGGTGGGGAAGTTGTAGACCTTCCCGAACTCCGGCGCTCCGACAGGCGGGTTGGGCAGCGCGGCGAGCTGCGCCCGCTTCAGCGCGAACGCCCAGCGGTTCGCGCGCAGCTCGGCCCTCCGCGTCAGGTCGTACTGGCTCTTGACCTCGCGGGCCGGCTTGCTGTTGTCGTCGAACGACGTGATCCGCTGCTCGCCAAGCAGGACGAGCGCGCGGTTCGCGATCTCGATCGCGGCGGCCATGTCTTACACCGGGGGCCAGATGTTCTTGCCGATGTGGTCCTCGATGCGCTTCAGCGCCTGCAGCACTTCGTCGCGGGTGACGATCTGCGACGGGTTGCCGGTGGCCTTCACGTTGCCCAAGTCAACGGTGAGCTCGATCGGGGCGGTGACGACGGCCGCGCCCGCGGCCTCGACCAGCGACTCGACGGTGGAATTGGGTCCGATTGAATAACGACGGGTTGCCATTGCTGCTCCTTAGAAAAAAAGGCGGGAGGGGCTTGGCCCGTCCCGCCGGAGGCGAACACGCGACAGGAAAACTCAACCGTTGGTGTATTCCACCGCGATCACCAGCGGCTGGCCCGTGACAGGCAAGCTCGCCGCCGCGATCGTGGCGATGATGCGTTCATCTGCTGCAAGCGGCGTCTGGCTCGCCACGATCGACGCGATCCCGAACGGCGTGGGAGTGTCGACCGCAGTGAACGTCGCCGCCGCCTTGTACTTCGCGACCGTACCGGCGATGCCGAGCGCCACGGTGGACGAGCCGAGCGTCACGCCCGAGAACATCCAGCCCTTGTAGAACAGCGCCCCCGCCGGGATGACGCAGACATGCAGAACGTCCGCCGTGGTGACGGCGGTGCCGGTGAGCGTGTACGACCCGCGCGAAACGCGCACGCGGGCTTGCTCGCCGTTCGTGGCGGTCGGCTTGAATGCCGGAACGCCATCGACTGAACCAGTGACACCCGAAGTCCCGGAAGTGCCACCCAACTCAAGTGCATAGAAAGCGGCCATGATCTTCTCCGGTCACACGGTCAGGATTTGCACGACCTTCTTTTCCTGAAGGCGTGTCGCACCGACGGTGCATTTCGTGTACCACTGCGTTGCAAACGACTTGTCGGCGCGCTCATCGATCCGCGCGACGATGTCACCCCACACGCCGAGCTTGACGCCCGACTTGGCCCACAGCGGCACTTGCCGCGTCGAGCCGCCCATCGTGACTTGCGCCGAATACACGGTGTCCGTGAACTCGACCAGCACGAAGCGCACGCCGAGGAAGTTGTCGATCACGCCGTCCTTGAGGCCAGGTGCGCCGCCGCCGTAGTAGTCGGCATTGATGACGCCTGTCTCTTGCAGCATCGAGGTGTGGTCGAGCGTGGTGAACGCGCAGATCAGCGGGTCCGCGCGCGTATCGACGCCGGCCGACATCAGCATCTGCCGGGCCTTCAGCAGCTTGGTCACGGTGAAGCCGGTGTTGCCGGTGGCACCGTAATTTGCAGCGATCGACTGCGATCCGGGGAACGCCGTCGCGACGCTGCCGGTCTTGCCGGTCTGCGCCGTGCCGAACATCGCGAGCAGGATTTCATCGTCCATCGCCCGCGCGACAGCGAGGCGACCGACTTGGACGTACGGGTTCTCGAGCTGGTCGATCGTCCGCAGCTTGTCCTGCTGGTCGATCAGGTCCGCCGCCTCGTAGTCGTTGGGGTAGACCCAGCGACGATCGGTCGGCACGCTCAACAGCGGCGTGTCGCTATGGCGCGGACGGTTCTTGACCGGCTTGACTTGGCCGATCTGGTCGACGGGGTTTGCTGCCTCCCCAACGTAGCCTTCTTCCATCACGAAGCCGCGCAAGCGCGGCCCGTCTTGTTGCAGCAGCAGCTCCACGGCTGAGGAGTATTGCTGCGTAAAGAGAGTGGTGACTCCGGCGGACATGATGCCCTCGCATGAGATTCGTCAGGTACAACGGTTCTCGATGGGCTTGTCCGCCTTGCCGGGGGGCTTGCGCCTTATCCCTCGGTGGGGCCTCAATCTTGCCGCGTGTCGCAACGGCCATGCGCGGCGCTTTCGCCGGGTCAGCGGGGGCCGTGGCCTTGACCGCTATCGAAGAATAATCCAACCGTCTATCGGTTTGCCACCCTTTTCAATGTCGGCGGTTGTCCAGCGGTAGCCCGGCCGTGAACTCCTCCGGCTTCAGCCCCACCATCGCCGCGTCGAGCTGGCGCTTCAGGCCCATCGCCACCCCGTCGTTGCGGCGCAGCTTGGCTTGGAAGTCGGGATCGCTGCCCAGTCGCCGCAGCTCGGCCTTGGCCTCGGCCGGCGAGAGCTGCGCGTAGTTGCCCGGCTGCGCTGGTCCGCCACTGCGGAACCCGGCCTCGACCAGCCCGCCGCCGCGCTCCGACAGCGATCGCAGGACCTCCTTCACCCCGTGCGTCTTCGCCCAGTAATGGAAGACATCGTCGGGCATTCCCACCTTCTCCTGCAGCGCATCGACGGCCGCGATGTTGCGGTCGAAGGCGTTGCCCCACTCCGCGCGCAGCTCGCCGCTGGCC